GCGGATGAAAACTCCAGAGCGTTATTTCGTGAACTTGCCATAATTTGTATTATATCACAGGGGGTTACTATCGGGATTGCCGATTTACGTAAGTTGAAAACTTTTTGTTAATTGTATTGTTGTTTGACCGAAGGTCAATTTTCTCAAGCTCTAGGGCTAGGTAGGTCCCAGCTAATTGCTCCTCTTGCATAGATTTGTTGTGCTGTCCATCCATACGCAGGAAGTCAGCATAGGCCGCGTGACCTAGAAAGAAAAAGAACTCCTGTGGAATATCTGTGGAGTCCTGAGTAAATACGGGAAGCTCTTTTTGGTAGTTCACAAATACCTTACTTGAGTCATTAGCAATTAAGTTAATTACGTGAGCACCATTGGAGTCCACATAGAACTCGTACTCAAGGGCTGAGTTGCGGTTGAAGGGCTGCGTACGGTAAATACGTTGGAAGTCCGATATGTTATCTATACCAGCCTCTGAATAAGCTACTAGGCCATCTGAGCTTACTGTTCGCTCTTCTCCAATTACTGCATATCGTGGCCAGCTAGGGCTAGCGCGATAAGCTTCAAAAGCACGGCGATTAACAAACTGAAGAATATTGTTTTTTTCCTCGGTGGTAAAACTACCTACACCTGAAAGTGCAACTATTAAGTTATATAAATCGCTGTAGGGTTTTGTTTGCATTAAATTTTGTTGGGGCTAAGTTCTGGGAACTTCTTGTTGTAGTACTTCAAAAATTCTTTAGAATGCACAGTCTCTTGACCGTACTTCTGTACGAGTCGAAAAAACTCGCGGGCTGGCATTGTAGCAACTGGTCGTCCTAATGTAGGATGAACAGTACCTTTTAGTTGATGTGCCTCCTTCGCTGCTTGCTGGTAGCGATCCTTCTCAGTCGCTTTTTCCAACTGGAGTCCACCTTGGATCTCCTGCATTAAGGCACGGTCAATCTCCTCGTCGGAGTAAGTCTTAGAATTTGGTACAATGATATCCATAAAAAAAGGCAGGGGGGCTTTCGCCCCCCAACCAGAATTAATTAAGATGCGCTGACGATCTTACCGTGAGCACCAGGGTGGTATACACCGAGGGTCAAAGCACAATCAACGAATCCACGTTCGCCACCACCAAGATTTGGAAGGCGAGAGCTACCCATAGGGATGAGTTCGTGAACACCGTAGTATTCAGGATTCACCACGTAGCCAGACATTCCTGCGATGCCTGCTTGAGTTGGCATACAATCAGGGTTAGCGTTCACAACGGACACGATGCCGTGGTCACTTTGATACAGATCAACAGATAGCTTGATGCTACCGCTGTTGCCATCATAGTTCACCGAGCGGATGTTTTCAGTAGCACCTGCGCTAATGCGAGCGAAGTCACTGATGTCCTGACGGAGAGCTGTGTCAGCAACGAGCATAAGGTTGTTGGTTGTACCAGTAACCTTGAAGATCGAAGCGATGATGCTGTTCAGTTCAGTTTCAGCGAATGTGCCTTCAGCAGCAGTAACATCAGCGATGCTTGCGGCTGGAGTTTGGAACGCAGCAGGTACGTTACCCGAACCAGCAGCATTTTGGATCCAGTCACCAAGACCACCAAGGCGGTTGACTACACCAGCACCGTCTTCGGTTGTCTGAGTGTTAGCAGAAGCAAGGCTTGCTTCGATGTCGCGCTTGAGTTCACGGATTGCTTTAGCTTCAGCTTGAGCAACTTTAGCTGGACCAACTGAATCGACTGCTTCTTGCAGATCGGAGACTTTGTAGTCACGACGGAACTTTTGAACGCGGTTACCAAGGCGAGCACGGCCAGCGAACTGGTCAGTGAATGTGGTTACGTCAGCACCTTCGGCGATCCCAGCAGTGCTAGGAGCAGAAAGAGCGTCAACAGTCCACTCAACTTTAGTTGCGGATGCTTTTTGCTTGTTAGCAGAAGAAAGGATAGGAGTTTCTTCAGGAGCAAGGATAGTCAAGACGTCGGTCAAGTCCTCGCGGTTAGATACACCGGAACCGGTGTTTGTAGTATCGTATGTATTAGAGAATGCCATAATTATATAGAATTAGTTAATGAATTAGTTAATGAATTAGTTAATGGCGAGAAGCCATTTTGAATTTCCTGAGGTTGGCGAAATCGTTTGCGCTACCCGTCTGTTTGAACCTAGCCTCTAATTCCTTTAGAGCCTTGGCTGTTTTTCCCATAGACTTTTCTGGTTTTGACGAGGAGGGTATACCTGTTTTTGGGGGATTTAATTTTACTGATGATTTAGTATTTGCTATTGGCTTTCGTCCATAAATACTGTTAGCAGCGTGTGCTAGTAAATATGGCATTTGGGCTTTAACATCAGGCGGAAGATTAGTCATTAATGTATCAACCCGTGGGTCGCTCATAATAGCTTCGTATTGACGACGTGTGTCGTTATCTTCGCCTTTCATCCAGGGTAACTCAGCTTCAGCTTGAGCACTTAAGTGCTCCTGCATTTTATTGCTTTGTTCGATCGATTGAAGGTTTTTCAATTGATCGGGGAGAAATGTCTTTTGTGCTTTACGTGCTTGTAGCAAAGCTCTTCGGACATCGGCCTTTGTAAGGTCTTTTCCTTCCACCTCGGTAACTACGTCATCCGCAGAATAGCCATCACTTTCAAAAAGAACATCCTCTGCCCACTCAACAATGTCGTCAACCTCAATAGCTTTTTCTTGCAATTTTTCAATTGTATCAAGATTTTTAAAAGGATTGTTTTCGACTTTCTTTTTTGAATCAAGTGGGTTCGGAGCCTCTTTTAGTTCGGCCTCCATTTTAGCTAGACGCTCTTCGGCAACTTTTCTTTTTGCAGTCAATTCACCGAATCGAGCTACAGCGCGGCTGCCTAGCTTGTCTGCTAGTTCCCTTAGGTCCTCCTCGGACATATCGTCCAAGTCTAACTGTGAAAGAACATCTTCGGACTCCTCGGTCTCCTCATCGGCTTCCTCAGTTTCAACTGATTCCTCAGCTTCCTCCTCAGTTACCTCTTCGGTTTCCTGCTCCTCGGTTTCTTCGACCTCTTCCTCTTGTGGCTCTTCAGCCTCAGGATTTAGTTGTCCAAGTCTCCGCATTGCGAAATCCTCGACGGATATATTATTATTGTCCACTGAACTTTGGTCTGCCTCAGCGTTAGCAGTTTCGATTTCGTCTGTCATATTATTACCACTCATTAACGCCGAGCGATGGCGATAAGCGCATTATAACATACGTGTTTACATTCTATCTGAATACTTCAATTGAAGCTTGTCCCATCCTGACATTTGTAGGATTTGATCATATGTAATAATTCGACCAGAAACCTGTTGAATGGTCTCACTTGATGCTTCGTGCATTTCACTGATAGTCTCCTCCCGGAGTTCGTGAATCATCTTAATAAACCGAGCAAAGGATTCATAGCTGTGCAAGCTATTGATGTCGTCTTGTATATTCATATCATTGAGCTGGAGTAAACGCTAGTGAATACATTCGACTTGCTTCTCTACGTCGATCACTATGAGATTTTTTTTCATTAGGGCGCAAGAAGATTTTCTCGAATGCATCGGAAATCTCTATGGGGTCATTGGACTTAGCAAATAATTCTCTTAGGTCTTCTGCGTTTCCATAACCAAGGTGCTCTTGTTCGTCCCCGTAAATACTATCGTGTACATAGCCAACTTGAGAATCAACACTGTCTTTAAGCTTTTTGCGTTTTAAATACTTCTTGTAGTTTGGTTTGTGGAAGTCGAACTGAAATAATCCCTCGCCTGGTCCCTTATTCTGCTTTTGCTTGTAATCAAATGTATTACCAGTTTCTACGTGAATATTACCTAGGATGCCAGAAAGCATTGGTGCGCTATATCCAAATTTTTTTTGAATGCTAGCAGCCACATTCCTCATACGAGAATCTAATTCAATTTGCTTTGCTCGCCTCTGGGCTTGTTGAGATGTGGTAATATTGTCCATTATAGATTCTGAGTATCAATTTCACCCATCTGTGCAGGTGTTGTACCTACTCGACCAATCTCAGCATTCTGTACTTGCTGCATCTGGAAAGTGTACTGACCTGCGTACTTCTCCAAACGTGCGCGGAATGATTCATCTTGTTCTAACCGTTGTGCAATATCTGGTTGCTGAGTGTACTGTTGGATGGCTTGCATCGCAATTTGTGCTCCTGCTGGACGTGCCGGTACTTCGATTCCCGAAAAGATCTTAGTCAAGTCATCGGTTACATCCTTGATTACTTGCTGTTGAGCTGTTTCCACTGGCTGTAGAACTGCATCAGCCATTACTGGATCAATACTAGCGGCAGCAATATCAAGCAGGCTGTCTACATTTAGACGGCCATTTGAATTAAGTTGATTGAGTGCAACGAACTGTTGAAGCTTTGACTGCACGGTTTCTGGATCGGTGTTCTGTACATCAAAATTAATCAAGATGTCAAAGTTTTCATCCGCGTCACCTTTATTCATAACTTGAGAATCAGGGATTCCAGTTACACGGAAAAATACTTCGTCTGGTCCAAATCTTTGAAAACATTTAAATGCCATACGAATAACTTCAGCAGTATGACTAAGGAACTTGTCCACTAGGAACTGCTTGCGGATTTGGCTAATGTTTGAACTTTCATCTAGACCAACCAAGCGATCAGCTAGATCAGTAAGAGTTGTTTCCATTTCAAGGGATCCAGTGTTGTAAGCCGGGGTTGGGGCAAAGTCCAAGTCACCTTTGCGGCGATAAGGAATCATACGCCCTGGACCCCAATCAGATGGTGCTTGACCAACTGGATGGAGAATGGGAGGTAAGGTGGCTAGGCTGTTTCGGTCAATCCTAGAGTCACGCTCAACCTTTATTTGATTCTGGATACCCCTAAGAACCGAGGGGATAGTCATCGTGTCATATAGACGTTTACTGTCCTCGGACAGTTTAGTGACAACTACGGGATAATCCTCATATCCATTAAGTAACTCAAACTTCGCATAGCCCTGTGTGATTTCATCACCGCTGAATTCACGATGAAACACTGTACAATAAATACCCTCTGCGCCATCCTCTCGGTCAATTAGGCGTTGGTATCCGTAGCAGATTTCAATTAATTCATCTGCTTCGTATGTACT